CTCCAGGTGGCCCTGGAGGACGCGGTTGTGCGGCCGCGTGCCCAGGTCATCCCGATGGATAGCCTGCGGGTTCCGATCCCGATGATCGACTCGACCAGCAACGTCTCCTCTGTGTTCGGCGGCGTGGTCTGCTACTGGACAGAAGAGGCTGCGCAGCTTGTCGAGTCGCAGGCCAGCTTCGGGCGTGTCGTGCTGGATGCCAAGAAGCTGACTGGCTATGCGGAGGTGCCGAACGAGCTTCTTGCGGACGCTCCGGCGTTTGGCTCGTTTTTCGACACCATCTTCCCGCGTGCGATTGCCTGGTTCGAGGACATCGCATTCATGGTTGGAACTGGAGTAGGCGAACCTCTCGGCTTTGTCAACTGCCCGGCCAGCGTCCAGGTCACGGCCGAGACAGGCCAGGCTACGGCAACCATTGTCTGGGAGAACATCGTAAAGATGTACTCGCGTATGCTGCCGACGGCACTGGGGCGCGCCGTGTGGATCGCGAGCATCGATACCTTCCCAGAGCTGGCAACGATGGCCCTGTCGGTCGGTACGGGTGGCGGCCCTGTCTGGATGGGTAACTATACCAATCCAGGCACGGCAACTCCGCCAGTCACGATTATGGGACGTCCGGTGTACTTCACAGAGAAGACGCCGGTACTAGGCACGACTGGCGATCTGTCCTTCGTCGATCTCGGCTATTACCTCATCGGCGACCGCCAGATGATGCAGTCGATGTCCAGCGAGCACTACAAGTTCCAGAACGACAAGACCGCGTTCCGGGTCATCGAGCGACTGGACGGCCGTCCGTGGATTCAGAGCGCGATCACCCCGCGCAACAACAGCGCAAACACCCTTACCCCGTTCGTCCAGCTGGCAACCCGCTAGCAAGTCAATCCCTGGCAGTAACGCCCCAGGGGGACAGGAGAAAACAATGTCTGGAATGGATGGCCTTGGACGGCTATTCAATCTTGTTCCGATCACTACTGCCGGACCGGCAATCAAGCTGAGCGGCACGACCGGGGTGACGTTCGTGACGACTGGTGCGGCAGCCGTGCCGACGCTTACGATCGCTACGTCGTTTGCTGGTACCTATCGGGCATTCAACTTCTTTACGCCCAACTGGGTTCCGATCACTCGGGTGTACTGGTCGACAGCAACGGACGGCACGGCAGCCTGGAACAAGGTCACCATCACTGCAGCCTCGACCTTCACGCATGGCACGACGACAGGCCTGACGACAGCCGTAGCGTCTGTATTCACAGTGTTCGGCGCGCAGCTGCCAGATCCGTACAACTACATCAAGTGCACGGTGACTGGTTCCGGTCTCGGGATGGCGATCGTTCACGACCTGACGGTTCAGCGTGCGCCGGCCAACCTTGCCCTGCTGAGCGCATAGGAGGGACCCGTGTCCTCAACAACCAAGGGATTCAACGTCCGGGACGTTACGGTCCCGCATGGCTGGCAGTCTTTCGGCCAGGCGAACTATAACATTAAGGTGCTGCCTGGAGCCACGACCGGCAACCTATTCGCGGTTGTCGGGAGTATCCAGGCAAGCCTGGTTGGCGTAGTCTCTACTGTCGGATCAGCGACGACGGTCAAGATATCGCTCGGCTATACCGGTCAGCCGTCGGGCATGGCTAGCCCGCTTGCCGCAGGAGTTACGACCCAGGCGGTTGGCTCAATTTTCAGGATGCCGCGCGTTCTGGGCTCGGCCCTGCCTGCCCCGGTAACGAGTGCGGGCTCGTCAGCTAGCTGCTCGCTGTTCACGGTCACGAACACGACGCTCACAGTCACCACCGACGCAACCAACACGATGGCGATTACCTGGATCCTGCTATGGGCTCCGATTTCCTTCGGGCAGCCAGTTTCCGGTATCACCGTCACCAACAGCTAGGAAAGGAAGGCCAGTGTCTGTATTCCCATCGGGAACTCAGCTCCGGGAAGCGCTCTTCGGGCTGCTGGTAACTGGTCCTTCCAAGACCATTCCCGGAGCTGGTCTGCAGACAATTTTCAATGTGACTGGTGGCCGTATTCTGCTTACAAGCCTTCTGGGCCTCGTGTCTGTGACGGCAATTGGCGGTACGGCTACCACGCTGTCGGTAGGGGTAACCCCCACGGGCGGAGCTAGCGCTCCGACGGCGTTGTGTACAGCCACAGCAATCACCTCTAGCGTGGTCGGGACGACCTTCATTGTTCCGCCCGCCCAGGGTAGTGCGCTGATCGTGGTTGGTGCCTCGGGAGTCCAGGCAGGCGGATCGGCAACGGCATTCGGAGCAGGACAGATTGCGAATGGTGGCTTGTGCCTCGTGTCGGCTGGAGTAATTACGATCACGACGAGTGCAACCACGACAGGCGCAGTAACCTGGGCCTGTACTTACATGCCGTATGATGCGGCAGCGGCCGTGACTGCGGCTTAGGAGGAATCATGGCAAAGGTTGATAGGCTTTCCGGTCCGTCAAGTGCGGACGTGGCCAAGGAGGTTACGATCCTGCAGGCCAAGGGGAAGGCCGACAGCAACGGAAAGCTTCTCGAGTGGGCTAACTGGAAGGCGTCGTTATGCCAACCGCAACGAACAATGGAGCCTGGGTTCCGGTCCAGAATCCGATAGTCGGCGACACAAATCCTGACCATGTTGTCGAGTATGCACCGGTTGTATACGAGAGCTTGCCGTCATTATGCCCCATGCAACTAATTCCGGCTATCACGAGGAACGACTTGGGGAGGAGAGATCGCTATCAGCTGGTACCAGCTCCTTGACATCAGGAGACAAGCCCGAGAAGAGTGGCGACAGACCCCAGGACACGGAATCGTCCCTCCCACTGCCTGCCCGCGCTGCGGAGAGCCACTCCGGCCAGGCCCAGAGCAGAACACGGTCACGCTCTACTGCCAGTTCGACGGGTGGCAGTACCCACGAGACCACATCCGCCCAGGTGAGCCATCCGGCCTCTTCGGAGGAGAGCACGATGACTAGCCCAAAACGGAAGGGTACAGCGAAGTAGACCCTAGCAGGGGCGGCTTTCTCGTTCCCTGACAACTAAATATCCATTCTTCCCCAACGGGGACGATCAAGACAGCAAGGATCAGGGATGGCAACGGTATTCCGACCATGTTACTGCACTCGCGAAGAAGTTCGGCGTGCGAGTGAGTTCAAGTATGCAGCTTATGCCAATGAGCGGATTGACCGTGCCATCCTGTCTGCTGCCGATGCTGTCGAGGGACTGACCCAGCGCCGATTTTACCCAGAAGACAGGACTGTCAAGAAGGACTGGCCCAATTTCCAGTATGCATATCCATGGCGAGTCTGGCTGGACAAGGATGAGCTAGCAGCCCAGCCAACACAGGTTGTGACAGGCAGCCTGAATCCTGTTCCGACTGTCATCCCGAGCACCGATTACATAGCCCACCCGATCAACACTGGGCCTCCATTCAGGAGCATCGAGCTACGACGTGACAAATCCAGTTCTTTCGGAGCCGGCTCATCACCTCAGCTGGATATCGGCATTACCGGCACATTCGGCTACTGGACAAAGACCAGGATCGCTGGCGCCCTGGCAGCCGACATGACGACGACTACCCAGACGACGGCGTCTATTAGCAACAGCGCGCTCGTTGGTGTTGGAGACATATTGATCTGCGGGACTGAGCGGATGATCGTCCAGGACGCACAGTTTGTGAATACCGCTGCTGCCTTTAGCGGGCTGTCCTCTGCTTCTGCGGCTGATAAAATCGTGAGTGTTGTGGATGGAACCCAGTTTGGGGTCGGTGAAGTTCTGCTTGTCGACAGCGAGTGGGTCCTAATTGAGGCGATCACCGGTAACAACCTGATTGTCCGGCGAGCCTGGGATGCGAGCGTACTGGCCGTTCACACGAGCGGGACGCTCTGGGCGCGTAGGCTCCTTACGGTTCTCCGGGGACAGCTAGGGACGATCTCGGCCACGCACACGACCGGTGCCGTGCTTTCGGTAAGCGAGGTACCTGGCTTGATCCGAGAGCTAGCGATCGCCGAGGCCGAGGTCTTCCTGGCGCAGGAGACTGGTGGTTACGGGGAGGCTACGCCAAAGGCAGGCCCAGGCTTGCCTGACATCCGGCAGACGGTAATAAATTCCGTCTATACCCGGAAGGCTCGGGTGTTTACGGTATGACAATCGGACGACGTGTCACTTCATTTGGCGAGATAAAGCAGCCGGGCGATTACTTCGGTCCGGTCAAGGGCTACACGGGCGACCTCCCGGCCGTGTTCTTTCTCAAGCCCAATGCGTGGGATGAAGGCGTCCCGTCGCGTGCTCGCATCGTCCAGCATGTCTGCTCGCCGCCACATACATTCCGTGAATGCTCGGATGGGTCGCTTGAAATCCGGCCGAGCATCGGTAACCTGCTTCGCCGTGACGTGACCGGGCAGAGCGACGACGGCTGGCACGGCTACCTCGACGAAGGACATGTCTGGAGGCAGGTGTGATTTCTTACACCGTGACGAGTGGCCCGATTTTCGATGGCAGCGCCGTGGCTGAGGCTCATAGGTTCTGTATGGATGTCGAGCGGGTCGTTGCCGACGAGGGTGTTGCAAGGATCAAGTTCTGGCTGCCAACTCAGTACAAGTATCTTGGTCGTTCTGGCGGTACGCCGATAAGAAATCCAGTTCCGCATAATGCCGGATATTACCAGAGACAAATTCATTCAGAAGCACGGGTAAACGAGCACATCGTGACTGATGACGGTGTTGTTTATGGGCCATGGCTAGAAGGCGAGTCAGAACGAAACAAGACAACGCGATTCCGGGGTTACCATACCTTCCGGATTATCACGAAATCACTCAAGGAAGAATCAGGAAGAATAGCCGAGAACATGATTCCGCCGTATCTTGCGGCGATGGATCGGTAGGAGGAAATCATGTCTTTCCCCAAGTGTCTACAGTGTGTCAGCGAGGAAGTCGCATTCGAATCCAGGCAGATGCGCGGGATTCTACAAGACGGCGAAGTTCGGCCAATGCCCCGAGATGCCATTACGATGGCTCCTTCCTGGCAGCAGCAGACCCAGATGGGTCCGGGACAGATGGCTATAGCCTGTGTTGCTATTCCGTCCTGCAAGGAACATCTGCAGGTCCAGGAGATCTCGGCGATTGACCGGGCGATCATGGGCGGCAAGCTAATTCTTGGAGGCCAGGGCTAATGGCGGTCCAGCAGCGCAAGGAACAGCCGAAGAAGTTTCTGGATGCCAGCCTGGTGTCACTCGAGAAGGCACTCCTGGCGCGCGCCGATAGCCTGGAGAAGGAATCCGACTCGGTCTCATTTGAAATCGAGAATGCAAGTTACGAAGGGACCGCCTGGTTTGTCGCCCGAAGAGTGGCCAATGAATACCGGCTTCTGGCCGAGGAGATGCATTACTGGTGACATTCAACGACGCCGCAGTAAACGGGGTGTTTGACGAGATAGTCAGTCACGCCCTGGCGACCGGCCGATTTGACTATGTGAACCAGCATGAGCCGAAGAACGCGCCCCATAACGGCGTACAGTGCTCTGTCTGGATCCAGTACATCCGGCCGGTACGGTCGTCAGGAATGAATGCCACGAGCGGACTAGTCGTTCTCAATGCCAGAATTTACATGGATATGCGGCAGCAGCCCATGGATTCAATTGATCCGAATATTACGGTGGCAACAGCGGACCTACTTAATGTTCTGTCGAGTGACTACCAGCTAGGCGGAGCGTCTGGCGTCCGGAATATAGACCTGCTTGGTGCTGAGGGGCAGCCTCTAGATGCCACGGCTGGCTACCTAGAGCTCGATCGCAATATGTTCCGGACGGTAACGATAAACATTCCTGTTGTCTTGAATGACATGTTTCAGCAGGCGGCATAATGGAAAGAGATGACTTTTTGTGAAGCCAACATGGGGAATGTATTACTGGCCATTTTTCCTGGTGGTCTCGTCGCTACTGTTCCTGGTACCCGAGCTCATCGCCTTGTTTACGAACGCGACCAATACGCTCAGTGGTTATTCCTGGCGAGCACTGAATGTCTATAATGGCCTGCACCTCAATCAGCATACGGCAGCCTGGTGGCTGTCGCTGACAGCGTGGCTCGTGTTTGTGGTCGTTATCACAATTCACATCTGGTGGAAGAGCGTGTCGTAATGGTAAACGGTCCGGTGATGCTAGGGTATACCAGTGGGGGATGGGTACGGACTGAATTCCTTAACTCCGTCCTGAATGCAGTGTCTGGGCCAGAAGCTGATCCGGTTATTGGCGGAGTTATCTCATCATCGGCTGGACCCTTGCTTGCGCTAGGCCGAAACAAGCTTGTAGAGCAGTTCCTGAGTTACGACCTGGAATGGCTCCTTAGCGTGGATACGGATGTTGTGTTCTCTACCGATGCTGCTAGCCGGCTTCTGAAGTCAGCCGATCTGGACGATCGGCCAATCGTCAGCGCGCTGTACTACGTTTTCCATAAAGGTAAGAAGATCCCGGCTGTTTACTTCAACAGGGCAGAGAAGAACGCGGAACTGGATGTTGTTTCGGCCGAGGATCTAAACGAGGATTGTGTCATCAGGGTATTCGCAGTGGGTGCTGGTTTCCTTCTTGTCCATCGTAGTGCCTTTGAGAGAATTCAGAAGGCTGCCGGTGGAGATCGATGCTGGTATCGTGAAGGCGTTATTGACGGCCGGGATTTTGGTGAAGACATGTCTTTCTGTATCCGAGCAGCCATTTCCGGACTTCCAGTCCATGTCAACACTGGAGTCCAGGTAGGCCATATTAAATCTGCACAGCTGGGGAAGGTGAACTGATGCCAAAACAGGTTGGCCTCGGTGACAATTTCTATGTCGGTGGATATGATCTGAGCGGAGCCGTCGCATCTCTTGACCAGATTGGCTCACCTGTTGGTCTTCTTGACATGACTACGATCACGTTTAAGGCACATCAGCGCCTTGGCGGTAAGCGTGATGGTAACATTAGCTTCACCACGTTTCTTGACATCAATACCCCTGCTGTCTCTACGCCGTCAGTTCCGGCCAGCGGCACTCCGGTTACCAATACCAATCCTTACGTCGTATATGTGACCGTTACTGCCGGTACTGGCACCCAGGTTGCCATTAATGGCGTAAACCAGGGCACATTTGACGGCACATATACCGTGCCGATCAATGGCACCATTACCCTAACCTATACGGTAGCGCCGACCTGGAGCTGGTTTGCTCGCGGTACAGCCCACAATGCCCTGTCGGCACTGCCATCCGCTGATGTTATCGGCAGTTACTTCCAGGGAGCTACGCTTGGCAATATTGCCGCCAGCATGACAGCCAAGCAGATCAACTATGATCCGACTCGAGACGCCAGCGCCAACATCAACCTGAAGTGTGATCTGCAGGCGAACGGCTTTGGGCTGGAATGGGGTAAGCAGATTACTGCTGGGCTCAGGACAGATAACGGACCGACCACCGGGGCATTCTTTGACAGCGGGACAATCGGCGGAGCCTGGGGATGCCAGGCTTATATGCATCTGATCCAGCTTGTCGGTACAAACGTCCAGGTCACAATAACTCATGCTACAACTTCGGGCGGTTCCTATACGACGCTCGCGGATTTCGGAAGCCAGACGGCTATCGGGGGATTCCGGCAGGTCGTATCGAATACAACACA